ATGAAGGTTCATTACAAATGGACAAAGACTATTCTGTAAATGAGTTTGCTGCACTAGCAGGTATAAAATTAACTGAAGCACCAATTGCTCCAGCAGTAGCGCCGGATGCAAATAAAGTAGGAATGGGCGCAAAACAAGTTGGTAATAGACTAGGTGCTAAAGGTGGCGCAGGTATGATGTCTAAAGCATTGGGCAAAGTTGCACAAGGTGGTGCATTACCAGCAAATCTTTCTAAACAAATTGCTCCTTTTGCTGCACAACTAGAAGTAATCTTAGGTGATCCAGGATTACGTAATAAGTTTATGGCTATTGTTAAAGCAGCCGAAGCAGTTAGTAAGAAAAATGCAGCAGCAGTTCCAGCACAACCTGTAGAAAGAACATTTACTAGAGACAAGATACAAAAAGAGTCATTTGTCAAAGATGAGCTCTACCGTAGACTAGCAGAGTACGAATTTAAATCTGCAAAAAAGTAACCATTTCAGGTTGACTTTTCCCTAAACATCCGCTATAATATAAGTTAAACTAACACAGGAGTTTAATAATGAGTGATCGTACCTACGGCGCAGAAGAAAAAGCAAAACTTGGAAGACTAGTTAGCGAAGGCGTTACTGTTTTACAAGAAGTTGAAGATCTAAATATGGGGTTAAAAGAAACAGTTAAGGCTGTTGCAGAAGAACTTGATATCAAACCAAGTCTAATTAACAAAGCAATTAAAATTGCAAAGACCCGAGATTGGGATAATCACGTAGATGCATACGATGATCTCGAAACACTTATAGCCACCTTAGGCTATGATAAGTGATTGATAAAATTACAAAGTTTTTTAAGAACAGTTACAGGACTAGTCCTGTAGCGTTCTACTGTGAAATGATAGAAGCAGTACTGCTAATTAGTGCAAGTGCTGTTCTAACATTTACTATCTTAGATCCAGCAACAAAGATATTCGTACCTATGTATTTGGTAGGAAGTCTATTAGGTGTTGTTAGTGCAGTAATTAGGCAAGCAGCATTTGTAATAGTACTTTGTAGTTGGTTTGTAGTAATGAATTGTCTTGCTCTTATACAACTATTCGTGCTATAATTAATAATACGCCAATAGCAAATAGCTAGGCAAGTTAACGGTTAAGTTGGCCATAAGCAACGAAGGAGAAATGAATGCCATACGTAGATGCGATGTTTGATCGCGATCAAGATATTATTCGTGCCGTTGAACGCAAGGACGGAAAACGACACTTCCACGAATATCAAGCAAAATATACATTTTATTATAAAGACCCTAAGGGCAAATACAAAAGCGTTTATGGTGATCCTTTAAGTCGTATTGTGTGCAAAAACACAAAAGACTTCCGCAAAGAAGTTGCTATTAACAGAGACAAAATACTGTTTGAAAGCGACATTAATCCTATCTTCCAATGTTTAAGTGAAAACTATCTTAACCAAGACGCACCTAAATTGAACATTGCGTTCTTCGATATTGAGACTGATTTTGATCCAGAGAGAGGCTTTGCTGATCCTAGTGATCCGTTTATGCCTATTACAAGTATCTCTGTATATCTACAGTGGTTAGACACTATGGTGTGTATTGCTGTACCTCCAAAGACACTTACTATGGAGCAAGCACGTAAAGAAGTCGAAGGCATAGACAATGTAATGCTAGTTGAAAAAGAAAGTGAAATGATTGATACTTTCTTAACATTAATTGAAGACAGTGACGTACTAAGTGGCTGGAACAGTGAAGGATATGATATTCCGTATACTGTAAACAGGACTGCAAGGGTATTAAGCAAAGATGACACACGTAGATTCTGCTTATGGGGACAACTTCCTAAGAAGCGTATGTACGAAAAGTTTGGCAAGGAAAGTCAAACATTTGATCTAGTAGGGCGTGTACACTTAGACAGTCTTAATTTATATCGCAAATACACATATGAAGAACGCCATAGTTATCGTCTAGATGCTATTGGTGAGATTGAAGTAGGTGAGAACAAAGTTGCGTACGAAGGTACGCTAGATCAGTTATACAATCAAGACTTCCGTAAGTTTATTGAATATAACATTCAAGATACTGCACTGCTTGACAAACTAGACAAGAAGCTACGCTTTATTGACTTGTCTAATACTATTGCACACGAGAACACTGTTCTTATTCAAACTACAATGGGTGCTGTTGCTGTTACGGAGCAAGGTATTATTAACGAAGCACATCATAGAGGCTTACAAGTTCCTAATCGCAAACAGCGTGATGAGGAAAACACACAAGCAGCCGGTGCATATGTTGCGTTTCCTAAGAAAGGTTTGCACAAATGGATTGCTTCAATGGATTTGAACTCACTGTATCCTTCAGTGATTCGTGCATTAAATATGGCTCCGGAAACTGTAATAGGACAAATACGTCCTGTAATTAGTGATGCTCGTGTACACGAAGATATGACTTTAAAGAAAAAGAGCTTTGCCGGTAGTTGGGAAGGACGTTTTAGTACAGAAGAATACGAAGCAGTTATGGAGCAAAAACGTGACGTTGCATTAAGTATTGATTGGGAAGACGGGCGTAGTGACGTTCTAAGTGGCGCTGAAATTTATCAGCTAGTGTTTGATAGTAATATGCCTTGGATGCTTAGTGCAAACGGTACAATCTTTACAACAGAGTTTGAAGGTGTTATTCCAGGTATCTTAAAGCGTTGGTATGCCGAGCGTAAAGAATTGCAAAAGAAGCTAAAGAAAGCAAAGGATGCAGGCAATGCTGTAGAGATCGAGTATTGGGACAAGCGACAGCTAGTTAAGAAGATTTTGCTTAACAGTTTGTATGGTGCTATTCTTAATCCAGGTTGTAGATTCTTTGACAAACGTATCGGACAAAGTACAACACTAACAGGACGTACTATTGTTAAACATATGAGTGCAGAAGTTAACAACGTTATTACAGGCACATATGATCACGTAGGTAAGTCAATGATCTACGGCGATACTGACTCTTGTTATTTTAGTGCTTGGCCAATACTTAAAGATGATGTTAACAGCGGAAAGCTGGAATGGTCAAAAGAAAAGTGCATTACACTTATGGATCAAGTGTGTGAACAAGCAAATACAACTTTTCCAGACTTTATGATGAAGGCATTTCATTGTCCAAAGAGCAGGTCAGATGTTATTGCGGCAGGACGTGAAATCATTGCACAGTCGGGATTGTTTATTACTAAGAAGCGTTATGCGGCTCTAGTAATTGACAACGAAGGATTTAGAACAGATATTGACGGTAAGGCTGGTAAAGTTAAAGCAATGGGCTTAGACTTGCGTAGATCAGATACGCCTGTGTTTATGCAAGAGTTTTTAAGTGAACTTTTGCTTATGGTACTTACAGATAAGCCGCAAAGTGATGTACTTGAGCGTATTACAGAGTTCCGTCAACAATTCCACGAACGGCCTGGTTATGAGAAAGGTAGTCCGAAACGTGCAAACAAAGTCGGACACTATCGACGCTTAGAAGAAAAACAAGGCAAGGCAAATATGCCAGGCCACGTAAGGGCAAGCATTAACTGGAATACACTAAAACGTATGAACGGCGACAAATATTCGCAAGAGATCGTTGACGGTATGAAAGTTATTGTTTGTAAATTAAAACAGAATCCGCTAGGATATACAAGTGTTGCATATCCTACAGATGAGATGCGTATCCCACAGTGGTTCAAAGAACTACCGTTTGATGATGCAGCTATGGCGGAGACAATTATTGATAACAAACTAGACAACTTAATTGGTGTGCTTAACTATCCGTTACAAGATACCAAGCGACACAATACGTTTACGAGTTTGTTTGATTTCGGAGAATAATATGAGAATTAAAGTTGAGGCAGAAATTGATACAGATAATGCCAACGACCTAAATACTATCGAAGAGCTAATACAGCTATTAAGATCGTTAGCAGAAAATTACGAGGACTAAAATGAAAGTAGGATTTACTTGTTCAACATTTGACTTATGTCACGCAGGACACGTACAAATGTTACGTGAAGCAAAAGACCAGTGCGATTATTTGATATGTGGATTACAAGTAGATCCTAGTAATGATCGTCCAGAAAAAAACGCACCTATTCAAACTATTGTCGAGCGTTATACGCAACTTAAAGCAATTAGTTATGTAGATGAAATCATTCCATACGGCACAGAGCAAGACCTAGAAGATATCTTGACAATGTACAATATTGATGTTAGAGTATTAGGAGAAGAGTATCGCGACAAAGACTTTACAGGTAAAGATATCTGTAGGCGCCGTGATATTGAATTATACTTTAACAAAAGAGATCATAGATTTAGTTCAAGTGATTTACGTAAACGAGTAACAGAGAGAGAAAATTAATGTGGTTCCTATTAATCCTTAGTATGACCCAAGGTGAATTAAAGTACACAGCAGTTGATTCTTATGATACTGTAGAAGAATGTCATTTGGCATTATTCGATACGTATTTTGAAGATTATCAAGAAGCAATCTGTCTTAAGAGTTATCATAATGATGAATAAATTTATATTTGATGTAGACGGTACACTAACACCTAGTCGTGGTATTATTGATCTAGAGTTTAAAGCGTTCTTTAACAGTTTCTGTTTAATGAATGATGTATACTTAGTTACTGGTAGTGATAAACCTAAAACAGTAGAACAGATTAGTGAAGGAACTTATAACTTATGTAAACGTGTTTACAACTGTTCAGGTGGTGATGTTTATGAAGGCGAACAGAACATAAGATCAAGTGATTGGAAATTGCCTGATATGGCAAGAACATTTTTAATTAGTTGCGAGTATGAAAGTTTGTTTGATCTACGCACAGGAAATCATATCGAAGAACGTTCTGGACTAGTAAATTTTAGTGTTGTAGGTCGTAATGCTAATGCCGAAGAACGTGCAAAGTATGTAGAATACGATTCATTTGAAGAAGAACGAAATATAATAGCAAACTCGTTTAATATAATGTTTCCTGAATTACAAGCAACTGTAGGCGGGGATACCGGCATTGATATTGCTCCTCGTGGATTAGATAAAAGTCAAATATTAAAAGACTTTAAAGATAACGACACAATACACTTTTACGGTGATGCAATGTTCGAAGGAGGCAATGATAAACCGTTAGCAGATGCACTAAAGAAGTACCAACTAGGTTTTTCACATCAAGTTAATAACTGGAAAGACACTTGGCAACTTCTAAAAGAATTATGATTGAAAAGAAAAACCTAAATACCCTTATAAAATGCTTGACAACAAACAAATTAGGCAGTATAATTTAACTAACAATGGAGAAAAATAAATGAAAGATATCTTACAAGACGTAGTTGCACATACACACGCACTAGGCTTTTTAGCAATAGTTAAAATTAGTAACGACGAAGGCACACAAATTGACTCAATGGCTGAAGACCGTAGTGTTATTTTAAGTGCATCAACACACAATAAAGTAAATGAATTTGTAGGCACATTTGGTATGCCTAACTTAGACAAGTTAGCATTACATTTGAAAAACCCTGAATACAAAACAGATGCTAAAATTGATGTTATACAGGCAGAACGCAACGGCGAAACTATTCCAACACACATTCACTTTGAAAACGCAGCAGGTGACTTTGAAAATGATTATCGCTTTATGAACAAAGCAATTATCGAAGAGAAGTTAAAAACTGTTAAGTTTAAAGGTGCAACGTGGGAAGTTGAAGTTGATCCATCGCAGGCATCAATTGCACGTATGAAACTTATGAGTGCAGCACATTCCGAAGAACCTACATTTAACGTAAAGACTCGAGATGGTAACTTAGTGTTTAGTTTCGGTGATGCAAGTACACACGCAGGCGAATTTGTATTCCAACACGGTATTGAAGGTAAGTTACAACACACTTGGAGTTGGCCTGTAGCACAAGTACAAGCAATTCTAAACTTAGACGGTGACGTTACTATGAGTATTAGTGATCAAGGTGCAATGAAAATTGCCGTAGACAGTGGTATGGTTAAGTACGACTATATCTTGCCAGCGCAGAGCAAGTAACTATGAACAAAGACCTAACAACAGCGCAACAAGATTACGCACATTTCTTACCTGCACTAAGTGGCTTCTATGCAACTTATGTGGGTAAGCAACGCTATCCTGATCCTGTCGACGGTCCTTATGTTCCTGACAACCGTATTCCAAGTAACTTTCAAAACAATGTCGAAAGTTTAAACTATCTTAATGCACAAGAAGGGGCATTCACATACAAGTGGTGCCTTTATAGTGCAGGACACGCTGACTTAGATACAACTAAAATTGTACCTAAAGAAGATATGGTTCGGAATAGAGATAGAGAAAATACTTGGTTGCTAGGCGACAGCGGAGGCTTCCAGATTGGTAAGGGTGTTTGGGAAGGTGATTGGAAAGATCCTAACTGTCCTAAAGCACAAAAGAAACGTGATGGTGTTCTTCGTTGGATGGACGCCTATATGGACTATGGAATGATACTTGATATTCCGGCGTGGGTTGCACGTTCACCAGCAGGTGCAAAGGCAACTGGTATTAGTACGTATCAAGAAGCAGTAGTAGCAACACGTATTAACAACGACTATTGGATGAAGCATAGAACAGGTGCTTGTAAGTTATTAAACGTATTGCAGGGTGAGAATCACGCAGACGCAGATGACTGGTATGAGCAAATGAAAGACTATTGTGATCCAGTTAAGTATCCAGACAAACACTTTAATGGGTGGTCAATGGGCGGTCAGAATATGTGCGATGTACACTTAGTACTCAAACGTATTGTTGCATTGCACTATGACGGGCTATTACAAAGCGGTATACACGATGTAATGCACTTCTTAGGCACAAGTAAACTAGAGTGGGCTTGCTTGCTAACAGACGTACAGCGGGCTATACGCAAGTACTATAACCCCACTATGATGCTTACATTTGATTGTGCAAGTCCTTTCTTAGCAACTGCTAACGGGCAAGTATATACATCAGTTGAAACTCCTGACAGAGGTAAGTGGACATATCGAATGGTTCCTAGTGTAGATGAACTAAAGTATGCAACTGATACACGTACATTTAAAGATGCAACACTACAAGACGGAATCTTTAAAACCTTCGAAGACTCGCCATTAAGTGACGGACTATTAGTTAATGACATTTGTACATATAAAAAGGGTGATCGTAATAAAATCGGAACACCTAAAGTAAGTGCAGGCGAAGTTGAACTAGATAAAAATGATGATCCTGTGCTTGACGAAAACAAACAACCAATTGTACGTAAGAAAGATTCAACAAGTTGGGATAGTTTTAGTTATGCTATTCAAATGGGTCATAACGTATGGACACACATTAATGCTGTACAAGAAGCAAATAGACAGTACGATGCCGGTGTTATACCTAAGATGCTTGTACAAGAGCAGTTTGATAGAGTAATGTTTAGAGATGTTGTAGAAGAAATATTTTCAAAGACAACACGAGAAGAGTCATTAGAAACTATTGAAAAGTATACAAAGTTCTGGATGGCTATTCCGGGTACTAGAGGTGCTATTGGTAAAAAGACTGTAAACAGTTCAACATTCTTTGATGCACTATTTGATGTCCAAGCTCCAACTGTAATTGAAGACGAGCTAGATGAAACTAAGTTAGAGGAACTCGAGGATGAGCAACTATGATGAAGTCGAAGCTAAACTTCGCGCACACTACGACGAACTAAAACGGAAACACAGAGAGCTTGACGAAGAGCTTGAAACCAAGTATAATAATATGACAGTTACCGAAGAAGTTCGTAGAATGAAAACTATGAAACTTTATCTTAAAGATGAAATGCATCGTATTAATGCATATTTGATACAAAAAGGCTTAGAATGAAAAGAGATTACGACACAGGCACATCAGACAGTATTACATTCTTTACAGGTGTAGAAGTTGAAAAGACTCCTGCATATGGTATGAAGACGCTGTTTGTTACTGGTCATCAAGACTACAACGAAATTATGAAGTACTATAAGGAAGAAAAATGTGAACATATCTTCTTTGGTGCTAATCATAGTTATGCTCCTATTACATCAGATAATTTTGAAGACTGGGATCTAATGATTCGTGCGTTTACAGATCAAGGCATTATGTGTAGCTTAGATATTCCAAGTACAATTAATTTGGAATGGTTCTTAGACGGAGGTCTAGTTGAAAGTGATAACTTTATTCCTCAACTACGTGTTGTAGTTCCATATGTTAAACAATGGGGATACAATGCAATGATTAAAATTGACGATAAAGATTTTAAAGCATCTAATCCAGGCGTTTGGTGTCATAGCTTACACGATTTAATGGATAGAGAAAAATTTACCGATTGGGGCAAATATGGCCTTGACAAAGTCCTAAAGTGAAAGTATACTAGTAATATGCAAGAACGCTATCATAACTATATGTTACGCAGAATGAAGGAAGACAGAATGACACAAGAAGCAAGCAGAAGTGTATGGGTAACCTTTCGTAAAGAAGGTGTTCATATGTACCCAGGTGCAGACACTGACCCAAAATTAGCAACAGGCGAGTGGGATGATGTATCATTCCTAGGTATTCCGCATCGTCATATTTTCCACTTTAAAGTTCGCATCGAAGTATTTCACAACGATCGCGATATTGAGTTTATTCAGTTTAAACGCTGGATGGAACGGTTGTATGCGCAGGATGTAATACAACTGAATCACAAGAGCTGCGAAATGATTGCAGATGACTTGTATGAAGAAATCACTACAAAGTACCCCGGCCGCTTTGTAGAAATTGATGTCGCTGAAGATGGCGAAAATGGCTGTTCAATTTATTATCCTAAATGCTAAAAGAGAGTAAACTACAATGGCAAATAACTTCCCTCCTGTCAATAAGATTTTTGACGATTTGGATAAGTTCCGCGACTACTGTCGCTTCGAAGGTAAACCGTTTAATGAAAAGGATCTTTATAAAAGAGATGCGTGGGTGTGGCAAGCCTATGGAAAGTACCAAAACTACCTTCGTGCAAAGGCTCGCAATGGCGGGCGTGATTTTCAACAACGGAGAGCCTAAATGACTATCTTCATCGTAGATATTGAAGCAGTAGATACACGTTACACTAAACAGTGGAAGGAGTATTTACCTAAACAACTGCAACGAGCTACGAGTGAAGATGTTGTTGTTATTAGTGGTGGCGAAACTCCTCAGGCAACTACGCCTGGGGCGTTTTTAAACTTTGGTGGTACAAACGTTTACAAGAGTAAACAACTAGAAACTATCGGTGAGATGTTCTGCAAAGGACAAGTAACCGATGGGGACTATTTCTTATACACAGATGCTTGGAACCCTACTGTTATACAATTGAAGTATATGGCAGAACTTCTAGGTGTTGACATTAATATTGGCGGCTTATGGCACGCCGGTAGTTATGATCCACAAGACTTCTTAGGAAGACTTATAGGTGATAAACCTTGGGTACGTCACGCTGAAATGTCAATGTATGAATGTTATGATGATAACTTTTATGCTACAGACTTTCATATTGACTTGTTTACAGATACTATGATGGACAATTATAATGTTGATATGGACAAAGCAATTAAAGTTGGCTGGCCTATGGAGTATCTAAAAGATAGTTTAATTAGCTACAAAGGTATGGAGAAGCGAGACTTGATCTTGTTCCCACACCGTGTTGCTCCTGAGAAGCAAGTTGAAATCTTTAGAGACTTAGCACAGCGGTTGCCGCAATATGAGTTTGTTGTTTGCCAAGAACAAGAACTTACAAAGAACGAATATCACAACTTACTAGGTGAAGCTAAGATGGTGTTTAGTGCTAACTTGCAAGAAACACTTGGCATTAGCTGGTATGAAGGAGCATTAGTTGATGCTATTCCTATGATGCCTAATAGACTAAGCTATAGTGAAATGGCACTACCTGAGTTTTTATATCCAAGTGAATGGACTGAGAACTATGATGCTTACACATATCACAGAGACAAAGTAGTTGCACAAATTGTAAACTATATGGAAAACTTTGATGATTTACAAGTGTCTTTAGAAAAGCAACGCACAAAACTAAACAAAGAGTTTTTTAGTGGAGCAGCATTATATGACACAATCAAAAGATAACATCCTTTCTACCTTAATGGACAAACTTGGTAGACGTCGAGTAATTACAGAGCGCGACAGTAACGTGCCGTATCTTGTACGTTACTATTTGTTTTTAAAAGAACGAAAGAACTTTCCGTTTAATCTTACTTTACACAAAGTATTAGTAAGTGACGAGCCTACACTACACGATCATCCGTGGAGTTATGCTACATTTATTATTGCAGGCGGCTACTATGAAAACACTCCTAAAGGGCGGTTTTGGAGAGGCCCAGGACACTTCCGTTATCGTAGTGCTAACGACTTACATTTCTTAGAACTTGATAAAGATTCAAATGGAAATGAGATACCTTGTTGGAGTTTATTCTTTATGGGTAAAAAGGCAGGAGCCTGGGGCTTCTTAAAAAATGGTGTTTGGATACACAACGAAAATTATTTGGCGAGAGGAGCAAAAGACGAATGAGTAGTGACACTATTACTTTGGATTATACCGTAACCCCTACTATTTCTACTATTGATTCCGGCTATGTTACTACATCAAGTATAACTGGACTTAATAGTAATATATGGACTGATGACGTTTCTGCTAAAGCATCGATCAAGTGTGATGGCACTCTTGAAGTACAAGGTAGAGATGTTCTATCTGAGCTTGACGAAATGCGTGATGCACTAATGTTAATCAAGCGTGATGTAGATATGGAAGCTAAGTATCCTAAGCTAAAAGAACTGAAGGACGAGTATGCAAAGCAACTTGCAAAGTATGCTACATTTGACACAATTAAGGAATCAAAATGATTAAAAAACATTATTATAGCTGGACTGATATTGAACGTATGTGTGTAAGCATTGTTAATCAAATGTACGCTGACAACTGGCGTCCTGATTACATTGTAGGACTTACACGGGGCGGCAATGTACCTGCTACTATTATTAGTAATATGACCGGTATACGTTGTGAAGCACTTAAAGTAAGTTTGCGTGATGACAATATTGGTCCTGAAAGTAATTGCTGGATGGCAGAAGATGCATTTGGTTATGTAACTGAAGAAGAGCGTATTACTACTAAAAGTCGTTGGGACATTAGTAAACGTAAAAAGATTCTTGTTGTAGACGATATTAACGACACTGGTGCTACATTTAATTGGATTAAAGAAGACTGGCCAAAAAGTTGTTTGCCAATGGAACACGATGGATGGAATACTGTCTGGAATGATGAAATTGCAAATGTAAGATTTGCTACACTAACTGAAAATTTATCTAGTAACTTTGACGGTGTAAGGTATACTTGCCACGAAGTTAACAAAGCAGAAGAAGACATTTGGTTAGTTTACCCTTGGGAGAATGTAAGTGAGTATTAATACAAACAAAACATTTAACGATTTTACATACAGACCGTTACCAGAAGGCTTAACAATTAAGCAAAGTGAAATAGATGGTCTAGGATTATGTGCTACAACTAATATTAATGCCGGTACTGTATTTGGCGAAACGCACGTATTAGTACACAATAGAGATAGACACGAATGGGTAAGAACCCCCCTTGGCGGATTT